TCGCATATAAATACTCAATAAAAGGCTTATAAGAAATGGCAAATTCTGATAAGGATATCCTTATAACGCCGAATAAAGGCACAACATCATTACCAGAACTTAGTTTTATCGGTCAAGTAAATTCACCGATCAAACTTCGTGTGCTTGATGATAATACATTATCCTTTGAGGGTTCTGCTGGTCAACTTTTTTCAATCAATAATAACCTAACTACTGGAACAATCTTTGCGGTTTCTGATGTTTCTGGTGTTCCTAGTTTATCGGTTGATGCGAGTGGTTATTTAAACGCTGTTCCTTTCAATGGTGTTCTAACTGTAGGTTCAAATAATACCACATACGGCAACACCACAAAGGTAGCAGCAGAGATTAGAGGTAGAGCTGCTGGTGGAGAAGATCCAGTTTCTTTATCAACTACCCCAAACGGATCTCTTATTGTTTCTACGGCAGGAACTGGTGTTCTTGCTCACATGGGTATCCAAGGAAACACTACTCCACAGTATGCTTGGTTACAAGTTCGCCACTCTTCTAATGGTTCTGCATATAACTTCACTTTACAACCCCTCGGTGGTTATGTTGGTATATTTGAAAAACCTATTGCTAAATTGAGTGTAGCTACATCTGGCACCTCTTCTGCTGAAAGAAATATAACTCTATATCAAAGTGGTCAAGCACAAATTGGTTTTGGTTCATATCCAGGAAACTGGACTTCTGCTTTACAAATTCAGAATAATGACAACACACAATTTCTTTGGTTATCTCCGCTCCAATCAGGCAATAACAATAGATTAAGGGCAGCGCCAGCGTTAGATATCTATGTCGGTTCTGGTACTTCTACAGGAACTTTAGGTTTACAAATAGATGCTAGCGCAAACGTAGGTATCAAAGGAAACACTAACGCATCATACGCACTTAATATTACTGGTGATGTAAACTTCTCAGGTAATCTTTATCAAGGCGGCTCAATCTTCAAAACTCTACCAACTCAAACAGCAACAACAGATGGTTCTGTTTTAAGAACTCGCTGGAACGCATCAACTTCAGCATATGAAGCATACTGGACACATGATCTTGATGCTAACTATCGTCTAGAAAACCCAGATCAGTGGGCATTCCGTTATATCATCAATAGAGGTTATACAGTTGCTGGATATCAGAACGCTAACCCATGGAGAAATGGCAATAGAACTGCTCATGCTTCTGACGTAACTATTTCTATTGGCGACGTTATTGATTACTCTGCCGCTTATATTGGCGGTTCCCATAATGGTGTAAATCTTTTTGTTTATAACTGCGCTAACTCTTGGTTGCCAGCATCAGCAGCAACTTGTTCTATGAGCATGATTACAGAGACAAATAGAGGTCTCAACTCATCTTGGAACGACACCAGAGCACGTAGTTATTCTGGTGCTTGGATTGACTTTATGGGCAACCAGTGGAGAACAAATGCTGGTAGAAACAGAGCATATATTAGTTCTGGTAACGGCAATACTTCACGCCATGATCTGAATACGGAGGCGATGATTGCTGAAATTGGTGGCACGATTTCATATGTTGCTCATGCGGAGGGGGAATTTTTCTGCTGGGTTTCACAAGGTCAGAACAGATTTGAATTTTCAACAGAAACATTTACAGCATGGTCCAGTTATTCTCCAGCTCCTGGATGTGATGGTATCAACAAGCACCAAGCAACACGTATTGGTTTCTTCTATTGTTCCCAGGGTGGCAACACAGATAGAAACGTTACAAAGAGAAGAGATAGTGATGCCGTAATTTTACGTGCTGGAATTTCTAAACCAGAAACTGGTGGAGAAGAAAACCTACATACTGGTATGAACAAGGGTTATTGTATTTCAAACTACAATTACGCTCAAAATAATAACGCATGGATTTATCAGTATTACAATGATGTAATCCGTTTTGCTGATGGCACACTAACCTATAGAAAAGGTATTCCAGGTGCTTCATCTGGAACAGGTCAAGAAGGTGGGGATATGATGGGTGCTGGTGTTGTACCAAGAACATATATGACATATGCTGGTGGTCAACAAGTTGCGCCAGGAACCATGACTTATGGTGGATCCACTGGATTTACACAACAAGGCGGTGCTGCCGTAGCAGATGGATCTGGTGCTACTGGTGGAATTGGAACTTACTAATAGGAACTAAAATGGAAAGAGTTTATTACTTAATCAAAGATACTACATTATTTTCTATCATCTATGATCTGAGAGTTCTTAGATCTCTTCTAAATTGGTATGCTGTTTCAATGCCAGCATCAGAAGAATTGATGTTCAAAGAAATTGTAAAGGGAAAATATTATCCATTAGATCCCACTACTGGATTTAAAGGTTTCAAAACTTTTGCTGATATCAGAGAAAAAATTAAAATTGTTCAGCAAGAGGCAAACGGTGAAGTAGTTGCTTTCCAATCAGAAGGTGTTTTCAATTCAGTAGAAGATGACCCTGCAGCTGGAGTTAAAAAAATTGTATTGGAAATGGATGCCGTAAGGAATAATGCGGTTATGAATGCTATGCGATTAGTAGCCAAAGCAGTCATCGAAGAAGAGTTTGATAAAAAATTCATGGAGTTAGATACTTCTTCCAATATGGAATCTTTAACATTTGAATTACAATACGAAGAAGCACTAATTTATATCAAAGATAATGACGCTGTTGTTCCTTTACTTAAGGCATTAGCGGAAGCTAGGGAAATTTCATTGGATGAAATGGCAAATAAAATTATTTCTGCTAGAAATACATTCAAACAAAAGGTTACTTCTCTACTCAAGCAAATGACTGAGATTAAAGCAAGATTTAAAAATGCTTCTTCTATTAGAGATCTAAATAGATTATATGAAGACTACTTCAGTGTCGCAATGCCAGAATCTCAAGCTATCGAAGAAGGTAGAGTTGTAGATTTTAAACGTATTGTTCCAGTGGGGGTTGGTCTTAGATTTTAATAACTTGAGGTTGTTATGCTGAGTAAAGAGACTATTTTATCAAACGCTACTAAATTTTGTACTGGTCAAACTGATTATCAAAATGAGAATTTTGTAATGAATTCTCATGTCACAAAGTATCGTCAGATTCGTCAGGCTTTATTGGAAATTGAAAATAGACATCACGGCATTCGAAAAATCAAACTTGATGTTCGTAGGGATGAAATTAAAATTAAAGCACTTCAAAGAGACTTAGAGAAGTGTGAGGATGAACTGGAAGCAGAACTCATCAGAATTGACATGGAAGATTTAGAATCAGATAACGATATTCGCAAAAGAAAATTAGAAAGGCAAGAAGTAGAAATTGATGTTTTTGTTAAACGTGTTCAGGCAGAAGTAGAAAACGAGGAAGATATTCAAAGATACTTCGACCAAGACCCAGAGGAGGAAAGGAAGTATTGGATTGCTCGTATGGGCAAACAAGCAGCTATGGATATTCTTTCATTTGGAAGAATTATCACTGGTAACTTGGATTCAATTGCCATGCTTCCAGAAGAAGAGCAACTACAGATTCTTTCCATCGGATTTCAGTATTCAAATCTTCTTGGTGGTCAGTTAGCAAAAATCGAAGGAAGGACCAAGGAATATACACAACAATTATTGTCTGATAGGAACAATCTTCACTTGCCAACGTTTGATGGTATTGAAGATAACATGGAGTTGAAGATGATTAATTCACTCAAGGAAATTGTGGAGCAAAGAAAACTAGAAGGTAATTGATATGAATGAAAATTTTTGGGATTACAATGCTCCCGAAAAGAAAATTGAATTGAATAATGTTCATAGTATATTTTCTATTCCAGTGTTTGAAAGCACTATCATGGTTTCAAATATCGATGAAATCATGAATGACCTGACAATTAAATACCGATCATTGGGTGAAGATGAAGAATTACTTTCATCCAATGGTTCTATGTTATCTCCAATGGAAGCAGAGGAACAGAGAAACGTTTCTGTCCGAAATAAAATTTCTTTTTATAGTGAAGATACACTACATGAACAACCCATTTACAAAGAACTCGCAAGTGCTATTGAAAATGTAGTACAAGATATTTTTAATGTATATGAATATGATTCCATTACACCCCATGTTGTTACTATGTGGGGAAATGTTTTGGGCGAAAAAGGATATATTCATTCACACTCTCATAGTAATTCTATGTTTTCTGGTGTTTGGTATCCAGAAGATCCACCAGAAACAGAAGAAGGTTCTTTATCAAATTGTATTAAACTAATTGATCCAACTAGAATTAAATTCTTTTTCATGCCGCAGATTAAGAAAAAAAATCCTTTAAATTCTGGAGAGGTATTTATCAAACCCAAAAAGGGTATGTGTCTGATATTTCCATCATGGTTGGAACATGATACTATGCCAAATGAAAATCCATTTGTGCAACGTTATAGCATTTCATTCAACATCTTTCCAAAAGGAATTTTAGGTTATCCAAATTCACTAAATCGTCTTACGTTATGAGCACTCTTGAAATATTCCCACAGGCTATTGGGAAATATTCTTTTGATTATGAAAGCAGGATTAAAATTAAAGATCTATGTTTTGATATAATCAAAGAAAATTCTTTTTCTAAGAATAAGGATAGTAATAATTTATACCACTATTGTAATACCAACAAAGAAAATTTATTAAATCTGGATCAGTTCAAATGGTTTGAAGAAAAGATCTCAACATTTGCCGCTGACTATATCGAAAATATTTTAGGATATGAGTTAAAAGATGGTGTTGTAATTACAGATTGCTGGATGAATTTATGCCAAAATAATGGCGATCAGTTTTTACACAATCATGGTAACTCATTTATTTCTGGAACATACTATGTGAATTTTAATCCAGATGTTCATGGCAAATTGAAATTTCAGAATAAAAATATGATGTCTGGAATGAACTCTGCTCCTTATCTAGAATTAACAATTAAAAAGAATACAAAATACAACTCTGGAGGAGCAATAATGAATTATAATGAAGGCGATGTATTGTTTTGGCAATCACATTTAATTCATGGATACAGCGGTAATAATTCGGACAATCGCATTAGCATCTCATTTAATATTATGCCAAGATATTTTTACAATAACTCATATTCGTTCAAGGTAGTAAGAGAATGTTATTAATAGAAAATGATTATCTCGAAAGAGTTTGTCGGATTAATCCAGAAGCAAAAATTGAAGACGTTGTGTACGATGGAGTTAAATTCAAGTGCATCAGAAACTTTCTTAAAAATCCAGAAGAATACATCGAGTTAATTCAGCAATTTCCAGCAACTAGAGATCACACATATTCTCCTGGTTTCAGACAAGACATTCCACCATGGGCAGCTAAATTTATTACTCTGTATATTCAAGAACATATTGGTGAATGGAAGCCTGCGAGAGTTTCTTGTAACATTTATAGTGGCGACATGCTAATGCGAGAGCATTCAAACTTACCACATTCCGATCCTTTCTATGGTGTTTGGAATTTATGGTTAAACAAAAAGTGTTTAGGTGGAACTGCTTTTTGGGCACATAAAAATAAGTTGCATGTTAGTGAGTTGTCAGAAGAAGAATATAATCACTTATTTGATAAACCATTAAATGGTTCTGGTTACGAAACTTGGAAAAACTTTAAAGGAGATGAGGATTGGAAGATGACATGTATTGCTCCTATGGAGTATAACACACTTCTCTTCTATAATGGAGGATTTTTCCATTCTCCATGGATCCAAGAAAGCTGGTATTTGGATGAGTATAGATACAGTATGGTTGGCATGGGAGATTTTGAAAATGTTTAGTTTACCGATTAATCCGAAGATCGATGAGAAGTTTGCTAACGATATTCTCATTCCCTTTCTAAAAAAATACAAGCAATATATCTTCGACTTATACTTCACCTGCCGTATGCCTCCCTTTATGCAGGATGCTATGGGTGATGTATTTGAAGATGACTTGAGGCAGACAACCTTCAATGCTCTGTATATTTCAAAGCAAACTGGTATTCCTCTATCTGCTACATTCAACAATCCTTATGTGAGACCAACGCAAGAAAATTTAGATTTGTTTATTAACAACTTTAAATACATCTATGAAGCTGGTGTTAGAACAGTAACTCTTCCGCACACTTCATGGATGCTTACAGGTCAAATTCAAAAGGAGATGCCAGAACTTTATATCAAGAATACTATTCTACATGAAGTCACAAAAGCAAACGATATTGTATCTCTTGCCAAAGCAGGGTTTCACTACATCAACCTCGATAGAGATTTGATGAGAGACCAAGACCAACTACGTCGTCTAAAAGAAGCAAAAGAATATTGTGCTTCGATTGGAAAACCAGTTAAGTTCTCTATGCTTGCTAACGAAGGATGCTGGGGTGGATGCCCTATCATGCCAGAGCATTACCACTATAATAACACAAGAGAGAACCACGAACCACCATACTTCGGCAATATCATCAGTCGTGTATCGTGCTCTAAGTGGGAGCAACAAGATAGCTCGGCAGTTCTGAAGTCAGCAAATCTACCACCTTGGAAAAAAGATTGGGAAGAGATGTTTGATCTTGGTATTGATGTTTTCAAACTGCATGGAAGAGAAAGTGTCATGCGTTTGAAAGAGAGTATGGATATTATTCATCGCTGGGCGAACGATGAAGAACTGCTGTTCCCAGAACTCAACACTTATATCGAAGATAAGAGTTTAAATGAAAGACCTATCGACATCTGGCGTGAGAAGATCAAAACCTGTAAGTTTGATTGCTGGGATTGTAACTATTGCGAGGCAGTAATTGACGCTCACCACAAGAAGCAGGATAGAGTAGTTCATCCATTAGTTACTCTAACACTTGACGCTATCGATAGATCTGCTACTGGAGACACTAAGTTTGATCCACAAGGATTTAACATCGAAGGTTTATCTTCTGATAGAGTAAGACATTTTCTCAATCATCTATGTTCCGATCCAAAGAATGCATATCTAGAAATCGGATGCTACACAGGTAGCACATACTTTGCTGCTATCATGGGAAACAATATTGTTTCATATGCTGTCGATAACTTTGCAGCACCTATATCACCAGCTAGAGATGACATCGAATGGAAAGGCGTTGAAGATCCGAAAGCAGAATTAGCAAGGAATAACATTTTGTTTGGCAGTTTGAAATCCGTAATTATTGATCAAGATGCCAGACAATTAAGTTCATCAATTATTACTAAAAAACCAAATATCATATTCTATGATGGCGAACATGATGAGCAGATGGTTGAGTGTTTAAATAACCTCTTGCCAAATACACAAGAAACGTTTATACTTGTATTGGATGATGCTAATTTTGATGGGGTTATCCGAACAGGGCAAAAATTTGTCGAGATAAATAATCTTGAAGTTCTATTCGAGAGACAAATTCTCACATCTCAAATAGAAGATTCTACCAGTTGGTGGAATGGACTTTATATTTTAGTACTAAAACAACACTGAGGATACTATGGATACAGCAACACTTAAGAAGAATTTTGAAGAGCAACTGGCTTCTGCAGAAAAACAGATTATTGAACTAGAAGGAAACCTTGCTAAAGCAAGAGAATATAAACTCAAGCTTGAGGGTGGTCTAGAAACTCTAGGACTTCTAGAAGAACCAGCAGCAGAAGAAACACCTGCTGAAGTAGCAGAATAATCCCAGATCCCTTCTTACTAAATATGTAAGAAGGGATTTTTTGTGTCTAATGGCATCTCCAAATAGTAGAGCCTCTCTTATCACATATTGTAAAAGACAACTGGGAGAACCAGTTCTTCAAATCAATATTGATGATGAGAAGGTAAGCAACGTTATTGACGATACTATTCAGTTCTTCCAAGAGAACTGCTACAACGGTATGGAGCGTTGTTATCTACGCCACGAGATGAATGCTGCCGATAAAGCAAGATTATCTGATAAGGTCACAACTTTAAATGGAACCACTGCCTGGGAAGAAGCAACGAATTATATTCCAATCCCAGATCATATCGTTGGTGTTAGTAAAGTATTCGGAATGGTTGGAAATAGCATTCGCAGCAATCTATTTGGTATCGAATATCAGATCTTCCTTAATGACCTCTACGCTTTTGGATCTCTCGATATTCTAAACTACTTCATGACAAAGCAATATCTAGAAACTTTGGATATGATCCTAAACAACGGATCATTCCAGCAGTTCAGATATACGATGCGTCGTGATCGCCTGTATCTAGATATTGACAAGGATTTCCTACAAGAGGGTCAGTGGTTATTGATTGAGGCACATCGTCTTGTCAATCCAAATGACGCAACAGAAATGTATAATGATATGTTTGTGAAGCGTTATGCTACTGCTCTCATGAAGAAGATGTGGGGACAAAACCTCATCAAATATAATAACGTCCAACTGCCAGGCGGTATTACTCTAAACGGCAGACAACTTTACGAAGATGCTATCGCTGAAATTGAAAAGATCGAAAGCGAAGTACTAAGTAAGTATGCAGAACCACCTATGGATATGATCGGATAAGATGCCTACCAGTCCTTATTTTCCTACCTACTACCAAGGTCATCCTGGCGAGCAAAACCTCGCACAGGATCTTGCTGACGAACAGATCAAACTGTTTGGAACAGATGTCTATTATCTTCCCAGAACTATTCTGAAAGATTATACACTCGATGATGTGATCTATTCCAAGTATCAAAGTCAGTTTCAGGTTGAGATGCTGCTACAAAACGTAGAAGGTTTTGGTTCTCAATCAGAATTTATCAGTAAGTTTGGCATTCGTATTAGTGATGAAGTCAAGTTCATCGTTTCATCTAGAAGATGGGATCAAGTAGAGGCACAATATAATCCAAATCTTACTGTTGCTGGAAGACCAAATGAGGGTGACTTATTATACTTCCCTCTTACTACAGACATCTATGAGATCAAGTTTGTAGATAGAGAAACTCCATTCTACCAGTTTGGCAAAATTCAATTTCTAATCATGACCGCTGAACTCTATGAGGTTACTGATGATGACATCGATACTGGAGTTCCAGCAATTGATGAGATTGAACAACTCTTCTCTAGTGCGTTCAAGCTTGTCATGGATCCTGGCGGTATTGGTAACTTTACAGTTGGAGAAGAGATCGTTGGAGATGAGTTCCTAGCAAAGGCAACATCATCAATTACTGGTGGTGCTATAAGTGGAACAATAATCAGCGATGGTGGAGCATTCTACAATCCAGCAATTCCTCCAACTGTCACATTCTCGGCACCTCCAACAGGTGGTACTAGAGCTACTGGAACTGCCACGGTATCTTCAAACGGTATTGTGACTGGGATTTTCATTACCAATCCTGGAAGTGGTTACACGTCTGCTCCTACAGTAACGATTGACTACTCACCAAAAGATAACAGAGCAGAAGTCAAGTCCTGGAACCCAGCAACTCGCACCCTAGAAGTTATCAACAGAACTGGCACATTCACAACTGCCGAGACAATTACTGGTCTTACATCTGGCGCCAAGTGGAGCCCATTCACATTTGATACTCTAAATAATACCAACAGTGCTTACGATCAAAATAGAGAGATCGAAAATACTGCCGATGATATTGTGGATTGGACTGAAAGAAACCCATTCGGTGAGTTTGGAAATTATACAGGTAGCGTCTGATGTTAGGATCACATTTTTATAACGAAATTACCCGCAAGAATATTATTGCGTTTGGTACACTCTTCAACAACATCACCTTGCGAAAGACAGATCCAAGTACAGGAGCTGTGTTAGAGGAGGAAAAAGTCCAACTAGCATACGGTCCAAAGCAGAAGTTCCTTGCTCGACTAGAACAGAACCCAGAGGTGGGTAGAAAGGTCGCAATCACTCTGCCAAGAATTTACTTCGAGATGACTGGAATTGATTACGATGCTACCCGTAAGACATCACCAATTCAAAAATACAAAACAATCATG